AGCTGGCCTGCAACAGTAACGATCTCTTCTTCAGCCCAACCATAATTACTGGCATTGACTGAAACAATATTCATTAAATTTGTAGCATGGGCAATAGAAGCACCAGAGCCAACAGTTTTGTCAGTCCAGCCTGTAATATTGCTTGCGAAGGTTCCGTTAGGCATTAACTCGGAACCAGTAGCGGTAGGTTTTACATCTGCAACATAATGAACGCCACCACGCCTTCTAGCACCGCCTTCGGGGAGAACATAGAAGTTCTCCATCGTTTCACAGCCGTGCTTATACTTATCAAGATCAACCCGACCCTTAAGGCGATCTGAAATTTCCCCAGTGTTGAAGTGGGTATATATGGAAAATGATTTCGCCATTCATCACGGGACTGTAATGTTCTGATCATCGACAACAAAAGTACGACGACGAACGTCAACTAAAGTATTGGCCTGAATCGCAGCCGGAGTTCCCTCCTGACTGTCAACAAGCCGAGCATTGGTAATCTTTATATCGTAAGTCTTCCAAAAATCAGACGAAATACCACGAGAGCCAGTAATAGAGATAGCCAACTCGGCTGCTAAACGCGCCTCATACGCTTCCGTAAAAAGGGCGTCAAACTGGGCTGGATCTGTAACTCTCTTTAAATATAAAAGATTGATAGTAGAATAATCGGAAAGAACCCTGCGTCCTTCAACAACATGGTCAATACGAGAATCGCCTGAGTAAACCTGAACGACTCTCAGGCAATAAGGATTCTCGGGAAGCTGATGTTGCTTAGACCAAGTAAAAGCTGGAGCATCAGCAAGAGCTGCTAACTGAACACGCTCAAGAGCAAAGTTCCATTTAGCATCCCTGATTACCGCGTCCCTGACATCCTGATAAATAGCATTAACGCGCTTGGCGCGCCCCGTATTCTCGGCTATATCCGAGATCGGAGCAGCGCCTAGCTGTTGAAGAGCATTGGAAGCCATTTGAGTAAAAGAACTCATATTAAACCATCCAATAAAAAATGGCTGCAACTGCCCACCCACCAATAAACCACATGGCTTTATCTAAGTGTGACATTGCTTTACCTCCAATTTTTAGTTAACTACATATTGAACAACCATGGTGATATCACCAGCAGCCGCTGATCCAGCCACCGTTTCAATCGTCAAGGCAACACGTAAGGGAACACCTGGATCTGAAGTCAGACCGCCATCTTCCCAAACAAAATTAGCAATCGTGTTGATATTGAGCGTTTCGAAACGAAACTCTGTACCAGCCGTAACAGCAGCTCGCAAATCAGTTGACAGAGTCGCATAACAATCCCTGTCAATCACTTGTGCCGCAGCATACACAGTTGCACTGCCATCAGTATCGGTGAACTTAGTCCCACCATTATAAAGACCAATGTCAGTTACTAAACCACTGCCACCATCCAAGTCATCATTATAAAGCTTAATGCTAATGATTTTTGAATTAGATGGGACTTCCGCAAGCATGATGACATCATCATCATCGATGTCGGTAGTCAAAGCAGCAATCGTGTCCATAAAAACACGTACTTTACCAGTACCACTCCCAGCCTCCATGAGACCGCGCGGAGTAGCATCGAGTTTTGTAATCTCGATTCCTTTTGCTGTAGCCATTTGAATTACTCCTTATTTATAAGATTAATTACGCAGATTCGTCACAAGCGATTTCGACTACCTTCTCATCTTCGATACGGGTAGCACCCATTGAAGCCTCGATGAAAACCTGAGTAGAGTAATTCTTGTCAGAACGTTCCGTAATACGGGATTTAGCATTACCATTCATGGCAAGACCAATACCAGATTTAGCCCAAGCAAGACAATATCTATAAACGCCAGTTTTTGCAAGGCGAGTAGAAACAATAAAGTGGAAGCCCATAAACGTATTAATTTCTCCGTTTACGAGAGCTTTCACAGAATTATAATCTGAACTCGTTACGGTTGTATTATTCAGCAACGCTTCCAACTGTGCAGGAGCAATAGCAAAATACAAAGGCTCTGAATCTGGATCAACATCAGAATCAAGCAGAGTCTTCTTGGTAGTGATAATTTTAGCGAGCGTAAGATCAGTACCACCATGAGCAATTTTTTGCGCGCTCGGTAAACTTACAGATGAAGCAACATCGCTGTCACTTACCGAATAAGCATCCCCTGAAGCAGCGGCAATAATTTCATCGTCCTTCTGACGATTAAGAGCCATCAACAAAGTCTTCATAGTCGGACTAGTTGGATCTTTAGACATCTTGACTCGGTCAGGATTATCAATAAGATCAGCAGCTCTAAAGGTGTCAAACGTCACACGCCTTCGACTGTAAGGGACCTCTGTTAATGGAGTGTCTTCGTGACGACTCACAGCTTTTTGCATAATTACGCTATCCAGCCTATCAAAATGAAAGGCCTTAGCGTCATTTACATTCTCCATGCGTACCGAATTGGCAAGCTTGGAGTTCTTTTGTTGAGAAAGATGGATGAACGTATCCGCCCAGTCTTGCTCAAACGCTTTAGTAATTTGAGTGGACATCAGCTAACTCCTTTAGCTAGATTATTTAATTAGAAGAGTTAGCCGATCATTCGGGCTCTTCGGGGTATACCCCAAAAAAGGTTCCGGCCCTGAAAGGGTTATCGGGTCAGTCTATGAAAAAGAAATTATCCGACAGATGCGGGTTTCTTTTTTCGTTTCCTCTTTTTTTTGATGACCTTGGGGGAAGACTGCGCCTCAGCAGCAACAATCTTCTCCCCGAGACCAACAACAAACGAAGGAGAGCCAACCTCAGGAGAAGACTGAATTCTATCTGAGGCTGGACACAAGATATACACTAAATCAGCATTATACACAACAGTATTATATGCCTTGCAGCGACCATCGACATAATGGTTACATTGACGACACGTAATCGGATTGCCGTCTCCCATTATTCACCCTCGTAAACAAGCGCATATAACTTCTCTACTTCAGCAATAGCTTTCTGATGATCACGATGTTCGCCTGAATTATAAGCCTCATGCAAAGCATGACTTGGATCACTACGGATCGCATCGATCTCTGTCTGGGCAACAACAGGACTCAACATCCTGTTAGCACTAACATCACCAGTAAAACTACCTTCATTCATTTGAACACCAACTTTATGAAACATGCGTATCAAGGAAGGACTCGAATCAAGACCGTTCGTAGAAAGATATTCGCGATCCTCATCAGTAGCAAACTGATTAAAAGCCCTAACAGCCGTAGAAAGGTTTTCATCATAAGCCCGACCCCAGTCATTCTGCAACTCAGTCGTATTATCGGCAGACGCCTTGGCTTGAAAATTCTTAATATCGTTTATAGATTCAAAAGCCATGTTGTTATAGAAATCAAGAACATATTTAGCTTGGTCTTGGCTAAACCCATTATCATAAGCGCCTTTTAAAAACTCATTCTGGTTCTCAAAGTTATACTCACCCTCAGGTATTTTGTCAGGAGGCGTATACTCATACTTGTCAGCTCCCTCAGGACGACCTAGCTTGTCCCAGATATCGCCCATCGATTCTGGCGTCTGTTCCTCTGGTATAGATATCGATTGCCCACGGAAGGATTCCATGTGCTTATACCCTTTAGCCAGCGAAGCAACATCCTTAAACTTACCTAAACTTGTATCCTCCTGCAACTCGTCAGGAAGGTCTTTCATCCAAGGCTCACCTGACACCTCTTCAGGACTAACGTTATCGGACAAAACACCATCATCTGAATTAGCCGTTTCTACGGGTTCAGTGATTTCTTCTTCTGACATAAAACCTCCTATTGTTTATTTTTATTTTTGTTTTTGTTTTTACGCTTAGAAATTAAAGAAGCAGTCGTACCAGCAACAGCCGTAGCTGCAACTGGAACATTCATAAGAGCTTTATCGTGGTGCAAACTAGCTAACAAGGCGTCTTTTTTAGTCCAACCTGGGGCAGATCCTTTTTGAAAAGGGGAAGATAACATATCCTCGCCAAACTCCCTTGCCTCTTTATCCGAATAATTCATACTATCAGTACGCGGATCAGGATTGTATTTTTTACCTTCCCGTTGTCCCTTCGTATCCTTTCTAAACTTTTTAGCAGACTTCACAGCAGGCTTATCCGCTTTCTTCTCTTGCTTGAGAAGTTTTTTCTCTTTTTTCTCAACAATCTTATCCGTCTTATCAGCAAGCTTCTTATCCTTAAGAGCCTTATCCTTCTGAGCATTTAACTTTTTCAATAACTTCTCATCAGGTTTAGAAACCTTCTTCTTAAACAACTTCGGAAACATTTTCCTGGCAATTAAAGCCCCATACCTCTTAACCGCCGCTCTACCAGCGGCTCCGAGGGCAATCCATCCTGCTATTGCTGGTCCAGCCATAACTATTTCCCTTTTTTGGATTTATTTTTATGAACTAAAGAAGCGGTTGTGCCAGCAAGAGCTGTAGCTGCGACTGGAGTATTCATAAGAGCTTTATTATGGGACAAACTAGCTTGCAAAGCGTCTTTTTTAGTCCAACCTGGGGCAGA